AGGGTTCGAGATACAGCCTGTTGTGCATATTGCATGCACGAGGGCTCTATCGCAATGATACGGGGGGTCTTGAGAGTCTTAGGAACAGTTATCACCCTTACAGGCAATTCCTGCTCCGACGGAACGATCGACATTCTCTCGAACGCCTCAGAATGCATTGCGTTGACGTTAGCCAACGCAAAAGCATCAAGAGGGAAGTACCGTTCGAGTCGATCGTGCCAACTACGGAATCGATACTTAGCGTTTCCGCTAACTCGATCCGCAGTAGCTCCTGGTCCATGTTTTGGAATAAAGTCGAATACAGACCGATATCGGTCAGCACTCAACCAATTCCACATGAGACTTGAGACGTCAAGAAAGTACGAGACGTCCTCAGGAGCCAAGGCCTCAGCAAGATCGCGCTCATCCTTGACGTAACCAGCAAAAGCCTTGCGCACCCTTTTCGGGGAGCAAGCCAGCTTCACCTTCTTAAATGCAAAGGCAATCTGCCTAATGCACTTAATAGCTGAAACTGATGGTTCGTCAAGGATCCTTCCTGTATCAGCATCGAACACAAGGCTGAAGATACCTCGCAAAAATGCGGGGATTCTTCGGTACTTTCGAAAACCTCGAAAGTACTTTGAGCCCACTTCACCTTGGTCTAGACATCTTTCGAAGTCTGCGCCAAAGGAAGGTAGGGATATCGTTAGAAAAGATATCCCTTCGTGTTCGACCCGTGATATCAGAGTGTCGATATCACGATCGGCTGACTCGTTAGCTGCACACATGGCTACAGAGTCCATAAGGATCTGTGTAGCCAACTCTCGGAGGGTACTCACGTGGCTTTTCAAGCTTCCTCCTTACTAGGGGGTTAGCTTCCAGCCACAGGGTCCGCCTCCCCCCCGGCAAAAGCCGGAGGGCAGTCGTTGTAACCACTCTCGACGGGTGGAGGAGCGCCTCAGCAGGCGCTCCCCCAACTGGCCGACATGAAAGTGTTAATCGCGACGTAACAGCATCCATATGATAACAAATAATACTATCATATAGAAAAATGCTACGCCGTGTATAACAGCTAACATGTCAATCACTGCATTGCTACTGGGGCAGTAAGCTTTCCGTGAATATAACGGAAAATCTTATTACCTGGCAGTAACAGTGCAATAACTTGCCAGACGTAATCAGGAACCTTTGTGAGAAGACCTAGAATGTATTCCATCCTAGGACTCCGAACCAAGGACCTTGGTCACGTTTGCCGTTGAGAGCCAGGTCTTAAAGCCCTGGATGATGTCGTCTATATTGTCATCTGTAAACCCATATTCGGGTTCATCGATAACGAGATAGACCCCTACGCTCTGATACGTGTTGACCGAAGTCAACGGGTCTGCAGCGACCACGCGCTTATCCAAACGGATCATGCGCCTGGTGCGGCCCTTGGATTCTTGATGCGAAATCCGCATCTTGAGACCCTCGTCCGCAGTGCTGTAGAGAGCTTGTGTGCCATCGCTTTGAATGCGAGGCATACTGTAGGGAACGGCATCAATGGTTACTGACTGGGGATCGGCGAACATAGTGGCTATCCTCCTAAAGTTAGTGGAATTTAGGACGACGGCGCTGCTTACCCTTTCCAAGGGGTAACAGCTTTAGCTCGCCATCCTGGGGTAGTGGAGATCTACCTGTATGCTAGTCTCGAAAGACCTAGCGCAGATAGAATACTCCACTGTCGAGCAGTAAAATCGATGCTCGACAGACCAAACCCGAACGGGCACGCCGGGCTGCGCATTTTCCACTCAAGTGGAAATGTCCAGCAGTTATGAAGCGTTGCGCCTTTCAGCTTGAGGGTTGACTCTAACTCCCAGCTGTAGAGCGTATGCTTCATAACAAAGGCGTACTTCGCGGCTAGATTCTGTGCCCAACCAGGTGTCATATTGGAGACAATGTCTCCAAGATTTGACACCCAGTCGGCTAGCCACGACCAAGGAGTGAGCTCCCAGACAAGACTTGGATTGGGGAAAGCCCCATACAAGTCTAAGAGGACGCGATTCGACCATTCAACCGAATCTATATTCGGTATCCAGTATCGAAAAACGCCCTCAAACCACACCCGCTGCTCTGTAATAGAGCGGTTGGTGTAGCTGCCTGGAGCAGACGGATTCACCAATAGCGGTGCAGTCGGGACCGGGTAATGAGCACTAAGCGTGCTACTACTCGTTCCCTGTGCAATCGATATCGATGAATCCAGAGTGCCACCATGCCGAACCCAATGACCATTATCTCGGCGAATCTGCTTAATACGCAGATCCGTCGAAACGTAAGTTTTATGAAACTTACGTAGGTCATTGATAAACGGCAACCACCCAAACTGGGTGTTCAGCCAATGATTTGCGAGTTTCTTCGGAATAGGACCCGAAGAACGCCCGCCCATCGACTTCCATACATC